TTTTATTAGTTTCTTCTTCGATATATTCGAACTCGTCGGAGACGTCTGGCTTTTCAACAACCAAATTAAGCTTAAGAGACATACAATTATTTATACAATAGTAACGTAAAAGTCAAATTAATTCTTTCTCTGTTAGTATAATAAAGGTTAAACCCCTCTTTTTGCCATACTTTTTAGCTGCTTCCCACTTAGCTTGATTAATAACATAATTTTTTTGCTCGTATATAAGGTGTTGCTTTTTTCTATATTTTGTCTGCGGTGGTTTGGTTTGTTTAGATGGTTTAATCTCTACTAAGTATTTCTTAATATCATTTCCCTCTTTTATTACTACATAGTTATCAACATAATATCTATGAACTCTACCATCTAGTGGACTAGTATATGGTACAATAACATTTTCACTACCCCATTTTAGTACGTTTTTATTATTATCACAGAATCTAAAAAACTTTAACTCTAGACCTGATCTATATGTAGCTTTTAAACCTATAAACTTTTCTTTATTATTTGGTACAAACTCCCCTTGTCTCCATTTTGGTCTCTTTTTCATTACCCAACGAAGAATAAAGTAGGATCATTATCACCCATACCTGGTGATGAACCTTCTAGTAGTTTTTGCTCTAGCTCTGCTTTCTTAGTAGAACCTTCACTTAACATATCTGCATTTAGAGAGCCGCCTCCAAGTAGATTAACACTACCAAACTTACCTCTTACTCTTCCTATCGTAATCATACTTAACGCTAAAGCATATTCATACACCCACTGCTCTTTAATAATATCTCTAATAGGTCTCTCAAGATAACACGATATAACACCATAAAATCTCTCTAACTTAGGTTGCGGGTACATTGTTAAATACTGCGTACGTTCATCAAACTGTATGTCCTTCCTTATTGCTAGCATTTTCTCTCTTGTATCCATCCACTCTTTAAGTGAATACCAAGATACTAAATCAAACCCGTAGTTACCTAATGCATAACTAAAATATGTCTGTTGGGCTAATGTCTGCTCCAAAGTAAATAATGTATTAATACCGGAGGATGAACCTTGTTCAAAGTCTGTAACGGACATAACTTTCCTATAATCCATTACATCGTAATCATATACATTTTGAAAGGTAGTAGCATCAGTAGAGGTACCTTCCATAGATAGAGTTTTTCTTCTATTTTCTTTAAACGAAGAGGATAAAGAAGTATTAAACGATGTAATAGTACTATAAAGGGTCTTATCAAACAATTCAAACTGGTCTATACCATCAGTAAACGTAGAAGAAAGAGTAGTTGATGCTGCAAACGCTGAAGATAATATAGAGGAAGTAGCTGTAAATATAGACTCTGGCGTCTCACCATAAAATTCTACACTTGGCCCTCTAGGATTTGTACCTGCTACTTTCTTAGCGTTACTATCAAGATCTGTATTGGCTAGGGTATACAATAGATCTAAACGAATACCTTTATTTGTTTCATATAAATCAGAATCAAATATCATATACTCTCTAGTATAGCCTGCGTATTTTGTAAAATATTCTACTGCAATTTGAATATTCTCCCTAAGTTGGTCTGTATGAATCTCTAAAGAAACGAGAGGAAATCCTAAGGATCTTTTAATTCTATCACCTAACCTATCGAAAGTTTCAATCTTATTATTTAAATTTGTTGATAGAAAAGCCGAAAGGGGGGTAATTTCACACGCTAGAGCCATACCATTATTTAGTCGTACAAAAATAAAAATATAGGAGAAAAAAATATGCTTTATATTAAATATTGATATGGCACTTTCAGCAACAGTAGTCCCTTCCGTAACTGGCGGCCCAATGTCCGCAGCATACCTTTCTACATTTATGACAGCAACCGTACCATCCGGTGGTACGTTGATACAAATTCTTGAAACAGGTCCAAGAATGGTATTAATCTTTGATGACGGTAATTAAACCTCAGCAGCTGGTTCAACTGGTTCAGCAGCGTCAGCAGCGTCAGGTATATCACCCTCTGTAGCTTCACCTCCGCCAAACTCAGGTACACCTCCATCAGCACCAACATCACCTGCTGCTACCCCACCACCCTCACCGCCGGCACCAGGCTCAGCAGCCATATTTTCTGCAGCAGCAGCCTCTTTCCATGACGGTCCGGCGTTTTGTATTTGAGATAATTCCCATTGGAGCTCCATATCTTTTCTTAAGAACTCTCTGTTAGCAAGAATATCTTTATCTTTCCATCCAAGATATTTCTTCTGAGCGTAGGTTGCTGAGACAAATTCGTTCGCAGCTAAATTATTGTAGTTAGCAGCTTTGAGCTCAAGCTTTTGATTTTCTCTTAATTCGTAGAAGTTAGTAGGTACGTTAAAAATAACCTCTAAATTATTTTCAGTTATATCGTACTTATCGATAATACCTCTCATTTTTAAATGAGTGTAGAATCCTCTCTTAATACCTGCAGCAAATCTTTGCTGTTGTCTAACTACAAATTTAGCAAACTTAAGCTCTTCTCTTAACATGGTAGACCCATCAGCTGAAGCTTGATCAGCAGGATCTAATCTTGTAGAAGGTACTTTAAGAGCTCTATATAGCTTCTTAATAAAATACATTAAGTCAGATAACTCACCGAGATTAGCACCTCCTGGTAACTGGGTTACTGACGTACCTTCTGAACCTTGACGCTTTGCAAACCAGAAAGCATCGAGCATTGATTGTGGGTTAAACTTATTTACCACACTACTTTGATCATTGTCGAATGTTTTCTTTGACCAATAGTTTTGAATTAACTTTCTTAAATATGCTTCAGCTTTAGGAGGCGCCATATTACCTACATCAACGTTAAACACTAAACGTTCTGGAGCTCTGACTAATCTATAAATGACTATAGCATCCTCAATAAGTGAAAGTTGACGGTAAGGTCTTCTAGCATTTTCTAAGAATGGTGTAACAAAGTTTTTCGTTTCATTATAAACACCGGAATTAACATATATTACCTGATTCTCTTCCATAGGAATCATCTCTGTCTTTTCTACCTTCGCTGGATCAGTAATACTAAAAATAGGCTTTTTATATACATATCCCTTTACGAGCATGTTTTGAATGTTATTATATACAGGGTCAATTATCTCCGAAGGTATATTAATAGCACCCAATATACCCTCATTTGTATAATTCTCATGTACTATCAATTCGAAGAACACTTCCCCTTCTACTAGTAACTGTCTAAAGAACGACCATCCTTTATTTTTAAGGTCGAAGAACTCAATAAATTTACTAAACTCTTTATCAATCTCACTTTTCTCATCAATTGAAAGATCGATATTATCATACAACAATTTAGCAACATCACCACTATCATCTACATTAATAATTTCATCGCATATCTCATCTAAAGCATCTGACACTTCAGAGTATGCTGCCATTATTTTATAATCACGTAATCTACCTGGCTTATCTGGTGATAAGCTAGCGTACATTACATCTCCAAATGAAGTATCCTTACCAAAATCACCTATTGGTGTAGAATTATAAGGATTAGAAGAAGATACAGAAGACTTAACAAGAGCATCAGCTCTTCTCATTCCCGTTTGTTTAAATATCTTATATTTCGGATTTAAAGAATCGTCTTCTGTATTACCAGCGTATGGAAGTCTATTCTGAATATATTGAACTAAACTTCTTCCAAAAGTTGAAGCACGTCCATCATTTGTTACATACGATCTATTTTGACCTGAAGATGTTGAAGAGTCAGCCATTATACATATTTATCTAACTATTAATAATAATCACCGTATATATCGGTATTATTAGCACTCATATCAAAAACATCCTCTTTTGACACTACGTCAATGTCATAAGGCTCTTCTTCTGTGGGGTAAGTCTTACCGTCTGAAGTTAGTTGATCTACTAGTGTTGTTGAGAGAGTACCACTAAATGAATTATCGTAAATCTGCTCATTTGCCCTTTCTGCAGACAATCCATTTTCAAATGAGAAGTCATAACGCTTACCTCTCAATCTGTAGACATAATGTCCTAAGACTGGGTTAAGTGCTGTGAGATCTTGATCCATCCTTTCAGTAATTTCATAAAGAACAGACCCCCTATCATTAGGCCTATCACAACCTAATACTGTTAAATCTATTACGTCACCTGCCTTAGGTTCAATAGATTGCCCTACAGAAGAATAATCAAAATATGCAGATGCTGCAGTTGTAAAAGTATCTATATGCACATATGCAGTAAATTCATCTCCAGCATCAAAACCGAATTTCGATAAATTAATTGCACTATCATCTAATTCAACATACATTTGAATCCCAGATAAAGGCCCTTGAAACTTTTTGGTTGTATCTTCACCATATAATAAATCTGCAGCTGATAGATTAAAAGTATTGATATAGTAATCTACTGGTAATCCAAAATTATTAATAAGGTCATTAAAAGCTTGGTCATACACTAATTGCTCTGCTTGTAAATTGGACGGGTTAACAAGCCTACCGCAGGAGGGTATAGCCGTAGCAGCTAGAACTTCTTCTGGTGTACAATTTAACCTATTTTCATTACAGATCGACATATTATTTTTTGTTTAATACTCCACAACTATTACCTTCTTCATCCTCATACATTTTACACTCTATATTAGAGTTTCCTAGGCTTTTTATTTGACCAGGTGCATAATCTACTTCATAATCATTAAGTAGTTGTTGAAGAGGTAGGCCCATTAATTTAATTTGTGACGCGGAACCTCTTAATAAGTTATTCACATGGTGATTTTTATGCGAATAATCTTTACTCTGTGTAGTCAAATGCTTTTTATCAAAACCAAGTCTATTGGGATCTTTATTACCCACTTTAAATTTTAAAAGCTTTTCTCCCTGATAGTATTCAAAAAATTTTTTAAAGCTTTTCATACCTATATTTATTAAAAAAAGCCCGGAGGCGTACCTCCAGGCTTTATTTTATTGTTAAGCTTTGTTATTCTTTATTCGAAAGCGCCTTGACCAGCTTTAAGATTACCGACTTTATTGTTCTTTCCATCGTTATAATGTGTGTTCATTGCTGAACCCGGATCAACTTTTCCAGAAGCGCCTTTTGCAGAAGCTGCTCCTTTAGCTTTAAGATTGCCTACTTTGTTGTTCTTACCGTCATTATAGTGAGTATTCATTGCAGTAGGTGTACCTTCTTCATCTTCCTCATAATCTTCAACACCCTCCATATCTTCTGGAGCTTCCACTTCAAAATCTACTTCATCTCCATCACCGTCTTCATCACCACATGCAGCTTTAAGAACGTCGCATAATTGCTGTGCCATTTCTTTGTCTAAAGTAATTGTTACTTCATCGTCACCGTCTCCAGCCTCTGCATCTGTTTCTGCATCTGCTAATCCAAGTGCATCGAGATCATCTTCTGCTGCTTCGTCCGCAAAAGGAAAGTTCTCATTAACCATCACCTTATCATAAAGTTTATCGAATACTGATTTAGTCGCCATAAAATTATTTAGGCTCTCCTTTGCAATTTTCTCTGTTTCTTCTGAATTTTCTGCACTTTCTTTACCTTTTTTCTTATCTTTAGCAGCCTTTTTCATAGACTCCTTCTTATTACCATCCTTATCTAAATCAATATAGTCCGGTTTTTCATTATCTTCTTCATCTTCTTCACCAACGATTCCAGAATAAGCATTACCCTTACCTGTAGGTAATGGACCATCACAACCTAAACCAGGATCATCTTCACCACCGTAAGAATAACCTCTTACATTATACGGGTTCTTACCTTTTTTAAGTTTCTCAATATCAACTTCTGACTCTTTAAATCCACCTCTTTCAGTTGGCCCACCCTGCTTTTCTAAATCAGCATTTCCTATTTCACCAACCGGTACATTTTGTTCAGTTACAACAACTTTATTGAGAACATCACTATAAATTTCTCCTAGATTAGTGAGATCATTGTTTTTAGACATACAATTATTTATACTAGAGATAAATATTTTACATGCCTCAGCAAGATAATATGTATTATATGGGTAATAAAAACTTACCCAACGTTAATTGGAAGGGTGAATATACTAAAGAACAGGTAAAATCGCTTTCTAAAGCTCATAAAAATATTTTATATTTCGCAGAGAATTTTTTCTATATTGTCAATTTAGATAGAGGTCGTGAAAAGATCGAGTTATACAAGGCGCAAAAAAGAGCTCTTAGAAAGATGAGAGATAATAGATTCTTCATTCAATTAGCTTCTCGACAGATAGGTAAATCGACTATGATGACTATCTATATCCTCTGGCAGGCTATCTTTAATAGTGATCAAAGAATATTATTAGTAGCTAACAAAGAAGCAACAGCGATTGAAATCTTTCAACGTATTAGAATGGCTTATGAGGAGCTTCCCAACTGGTTAAAATCACCAGTAAAGGAATATGCTAAGACATCTATGACGTTGGAGAATGGATCTCGTATAGGTATCACAACCACAACAGGTACAGCCGCTCGTGGTCAATCTGTCAACTGCCTTGTTATTGATGAGATGGCATTTATTGAGCCTCACTTAGTAGAAGAGTTTTGGAAGTCAGTCTTTCCTGTTATTACATCTTCTAAAAAATCTAAAGTCTTTGTTTGTTCAACAGCTAACGGTACTGATAATCTATTTTATAAGCTATATTCTGGTGCTGAGTCTGGTGAAAATGGCTGGGCTTACGATAGAATCTTATGGGATGAGGTACCGGGAAGAGATGAAATATGGGCAAATAACACTAAGCAAGCTATTGGCTCGCATGATGCTTGGTTACAAGAGTTCTGCTGCCAGTTTATAAATTCTGGTGAATCATCTATCGATGATGAGTTATTCGATAAGATGCAGACGCAGGTATGCGAGCCTAAAATAGTTCTAGATGACGGTCATTATAAAATTTGGGAAGAAGCAGATCCATCTAGAGTATATGCTGCAGGAGTAGATACAGCAGAAGGAGTAGGTGTTGATTCTTCAGTAATTCAAATATTCGATATTACTGATTTGAGAGATATTAGACAAGTAGCTTGTTATACTAATAATAAGATACCTCCTGCGGAGTATACTAATAAAGTCTATTCTATTTTACGTAACTATGGATCTCCATTAGCTTTAATAGAAAGAAATGGACCTGGAGCGCAAGTGGTAGATAGATTGGCAAACGATTACGGGTACGAAAAGCTAGTATCTTACGGAAATGCTGCAGCTCATAGAAGAAAAGTAATGCAAGGTATGATAGCGCATACAAATACTAAATATAAAGGTGTTCTTAATATGCGTTATTATATTAATGAAGCGCGTTCTGTTACTATTCGGGATGAAGAAACGCTCAAAGAATTAAAATCATTCGTTAGGTATCCTAACGGTACTTGGAAAGCTAGACAAGGTTATCATGATGATAAGGTAATGTCAACACTATATGCTCTATTCATATTGGAAAAAGAGATTACAGAACGTTTCTTTGAGATATTAGAATTAGATGATATGGGTAAGCCTCTTATATTAGAGCCTATGGATTATGGTATACAGTACTTCGAAGATGCGACCTCTATATATTCAGATAATGAAGTAGTAGGATCTAATAATATGCTACCACCAGTTGTATTTGGTATGGGCGATAGTCAAGCAGAAGATGATATGGCTGAATTAGAAATGAATGGGTTTATACCTCTCCAGTAATAAATATAGACATGGCAAGAAACGCTACACCACAATCTATTCTTAATAAGTCTAGAGCTGATAAGTTTCTTTTAATTTTTGACGTACCGCCAATTTTAAAAGAATTTAGCTCTAAGTTTAAGAGTGATAATAAAACTATAGTACCAGATTCTGTACAATTTTCAATATATGGTACTGCTGTACCTGAGATAGTTGTACCAGCTGTAGAAAATAGATACGCTGGTAATACACTATATTTGTCATCTCATTCAAAAAACTCATACCCTCCTGTAAGTGTTAAATTTAAAATAGATAATGAGTATAAAAACTATTGGGTTTTATATAATTGGTTAAACCTTTTACATGATCAAAGAGAAGGTAGATATAATGCTAGAGAGATTAATGTTGATAAAAACTTTGCTGATTACCAAACAAACCTTACAATAAAAGGTAAGGATGAATTTAATAACGATAGAATTAAGTTTACCTATACCAAGGCGTTCCCAACGTCTCTTGATTCAATAGATTACGATTATCAAAATACAGACGAGTTAGTTTCCGGATTTACCTTTGTTTATTCACAACTTCACACTGAAATTGTAGATTTTTGAGTTTTTTGGGCCAAATTTAAATAAATAATTTTATGGCTCAAAGAACTATCACCTCACCAGGTGTTGAAATAAGAGAATCGGATTTATCTCTTATCGCACCACAGAATATAGGTACAAATTTTTATATTACAGGATTTGCTCAGCAAGGTCCTTTGGATGAAGTTTTAAAAATTACTACTAAGCAAGAGTTGGACCGTGTATTTGGTACTCCTACTAATTCAGCAGAAAGATATTTTTACTACTCTATAAGCGAATTACTTAATTCGCCAGGTAATGTTTACGCTTCTAGACTTCCATATGGTGCAGATAGCGGTGATGGATTTGGATCCAAGTACTCTGCTTTGGTATACCCAGTAAGAGCAGTTACTAACTCAGATGGAGGTGGTACTTTAAGCGCTTATGATTTTTCACTTAACTACTCACTGGCCAGCCAAACAGGACCTGCTCTTTCAGGCTCTACATTTACATTTACTGGAGGTAACGGTGCATCAGTAAGTGTTGGATTTAACATTGCTGGTGAGGGTATGCACGTTTACGGCGGCACTACTACTCAACCTAGTGTTACAGCAACTATTGCCGCGGTTAATACACCAAAAGCTACAGTTTTAACAAGCATTAAAACTGCAATTGATAATGCTACAACACCCGGAACCGCCACCGCTACTATTGCTAACTCGGTATTAACAATACCTTTAACCGGTCAGATAACCGGTACTGCATCTTCAACTCCTGGAACTACATCCCCTTATGATGATGATGTAACAGAATCCTTTTCTTTCCTTTCACAATCTAATCAAGTAGTTACTACTGACTTAGATATAACAGCTGGATCATATGTATTAGGAGAGCCTACACACCTCGAACTTACTGAAAGTCAATATCTTAGCGCTACAGAAGGTGCTGGCTGGGATTGGTCGTCAACTGCTGGATTAAAAACAGACTTTAATACAGTATCTGATCTTAGTGGAGCTGGTTTGGTTGTACTTAATAAGGCTCAAACAACTATTAATAGCCAGTTTGAAGGATACTACGTAGGTATTGCTGATAATACTAACATTAATCCAGACTCTAATTTCGATGCTATTACTGATATTAAGACAGTTAATGCTACTGCAGATAGTACCCTTACCGGTTACACAACTGTACCAAGAGGTGTATTACAATTTAGTTTATCTGCTTCGCCTAGAGGTGTTAGCAATACTGTATCAGAGATAATGGAGAATCTCACAGATTATAACATTGATGGTAGAGAAGATGACGATCTTCTAAACGTTGGAGTATTTAAACTTCGTAAATCAATTTTCGCTAATGAAGCATTTAAACTCGATTACGTTCTTGAAGAAGGTATCGTAGGATCTGCTAACTACTATAGACAACAGCTCAATCCTACTGGAGGACCTAATAATCCATTCTTCATCGAAACAAGAGATAGTAATTCGAGAAACGTTAAATTAAAAGTTAACCCGTACATTTCAAATTACTTCAATGGTTCAGATGCTACTGTAGATGGTAAGCCTACTAAGAAGTTAAGAGTTAACACTACACAGTTAGAGAGTGCTGACTCTACTGCATCAGGAATTGATGCTGGTAAATTTACAGAGCTTAACGCACAGTTGGGTAAAGCTGAAAATCTTTACGCTGTTGGTGCTTTTAGTAATAGTAAAATTACAAATAAGGTTATAGGTGATGTACCTACTAAAGTTGATAGAGCACTACAAGGAATTAGTAACGATGAAGTATACGATATTGACGTTGTTGTAGAAGGTGGTTTAGGTACTATTCATGCAGCTGGAATAGCTAGTGGTCAGACTTATTATGATGAGTATGATACTAGTGAAGATTTATTAAATGGAGTTAATGGACTACGTACTAGCGGTGACATTAGTGTTGCTGGAAGGACATTAAGAAACAATTACTCAACAATCTTTAATAAGTTTGAACAGTTCTGCTCACCACCTTACTTAGGAGGTGGAAGAGGTGATTGTATTTTTGTAGCGGATGTATTACGTCAGATCCTCGTCACGGGTGAAGATACAAGAGTTCTCGATAATAGGCTTAGAAACTTCCAAACAGATGTATACTGGCCAATTCGTCACCAGTTCGAGAATGAAAATACATCATATGCGGCGGTTTATGCGCAATGGCCATTAGTTTATGATAATTTCTCAGGAAGACAAGTATACATTCCATTCTCAGGCTTCGCAAGCGCTGCAATGGCTAGAACAGATGCTGCAAACTTCCCATGGTTTGCGCCAGCAGGATTTACTAGAGGTTTAGTTCAATTCGCTAATGATCTTGCGATTAATCCTAATCAGAAGCAAAGAGATGAACTTTACAAGGCTAACATTAACCCGGTAGCAAACTTCCCTAACCAGGGACAAGTTATATTCGGTCAAAAGACACTTAGTAAGAAGCCAAGTGCATTTGATAGAATTAACGTTAGAAGGTTGTTCTTAGCACTTGAAAGACCTACTAAGAAAGCTTCTAGATTCTTCGTATTTGACCAAAATACTGAGTTTACTAGACAGAGACTTATTAATACTTTAACCCCACTATTCGAAAGAGCGAAAAACAACGAAGGTGTTTATGATTACTTGATTGTTTGCGATGAAAGAAATAACACACCAGAGGTTATTGACGCAAATGAATTAGTAGTAGATATCTACATTAAGCCAGTTAGAACTGCTGAGTTTATCTTAGTTAACTTCTACGCTACAAGAACTGACGCTAACTTCGAAGAAATCATCGGTTAATACAAAATAACTATTAAATAATATTATGGCAACTACAATTCAAGACTTCTTCTCAAAGGCCGCGACAAAGCAATTTTCAAGGGACTTTTTATTCAGAGTTAAGGACATTATTATTGAAGGTGTATCCTTCAGTGGTAATGATGATTTAATTTACGCTAGATCAGCTCAATTACCTGGTAGAAATATTGAAAATAAACAAATAAACTACTACGGTCAAACATTTAACGTACCAGGTAAGTCTTCTTACCCAGGTTCTGAAGCTTATTCTATTGAGTTCTTTCATGATGAGCAGATAAACTTAAGAAAGAAGTTTGAGGAAGCTTCACGAGCTGTGTTCGATAATGAGACTTCTACAGGTCAGTATGGTCTACCTGGTGAAGGAAATTATATCACTCTTGAGGTTATAGATAAAGATCTAAACCTAGTTGAAACCATACAACTAGTAGGTGCATCTATTAGAGAGATTAATGCAATTGACTACACTATAGCTGACGGAACAGGTGAGATCTTAAATACAACTGTTACTTTTTCATATCATTACTATAATAACTTTAGTTAAGGGTAGCAAAACTCGACCATAAATATATTATATGGCCGGCGAGTCTAAATCCTTTCTAGATGCGTTTAGCACTGATCCTAAATTTTTCGTATCACACCCCTTCCTCTGGAAGGTGGAAATAGAGACAGGTGGATTAGTAGTTGCTGTTAATTCTGCATGCATAAAAGCTAATGAGCGATGGAGAGTAAAGATGAATCCGGAGAGTATGACGAAGGAAGGTGCCTTATTAGTTGCGAGGCAGATATCTCTCCCTCAAGAATCGAGTGAGTTTACACCTATAGGTGTTGAAAATCGTGGAGGATTTCTACCTGGTTATGGATTAGTTCAAAGAACAGACTTCTTATCTAGATCTTTTAGTTTAAATATTTTAGAAACAGGTACTGATCTAGAGCACAATTTCTTTAGACCATGGCTCATAGCGTTAGGTATCGACGGGTTAACAAATTCTGGATTAAAGAAAAATATAACCGTTAGGCAATATAATAACGACGGTACGTTTAAGCAAGGCTATCTTTTCGAGGGGGCCTTTCCTACTGCTGCAGAAGGTTATAGTTTAAATTATAATGATGGAGAGTTTCTTGAAAAATCAATAACTTTCGCTTGTAAAAATTATAAACAAATGTAATTAATTATATGTTAGGGTTGGTTCTTCCTACCTCTAAATCAGTTCTGCTAAAAACTTTTACGTTAGAGAACTGTAAAGAGATTTACAAAATACGAGATAATACAGAAGCTATTATAGATTATCTAGAAGGTCTTTTCGTTACCTCAGATCTTAATATATTAGAGAAGTTTTATTGCCTGCTACATATTAGAGACTTGTGTATAGGTAATATTATCGAGTTGAGAGATTATGGGTTTGATATATCACAAATACAAGACGAATTAGTAGAGATTGATGATATAAAGCAAGTAATTAACTTTAATAATAATTCTATTACTCTTAACTACCCTAAAGACTTTCCATTAACTACTTTATATGAAGGTAACTTTATAGAGACTATAATATTGGATGGTGAAACTATAGATTTTTGTAATTTAAACTCTACTGACCAAGATTTAATTTTAAACTACCTTCCTTTAGAAATAAAAACAAAGATAACTAAGTTTTATAGAAAAAATATACCAAAGCTTAAAATAAGCTTTATGTTAAAGGGGGATACTATAAATTTAAACTTGCAAGATTTTTCTATTGTAAGTTTTTTAGCTACAATACTGAGCCCTATAGATGATAATACATATAGGGATTATATCTTTATTTTAAGCGAGCGTATGCATGATATTACGTATTTGCAAAATTGCACATTTTTAGATATAAAGGACTATATGGAGCTATATGTTAAGGAAAATAAAGAGAGAAATGAAGAGATAAAGAGTAAGAGTTGAAAAAATAGGTCATTGCAATAAATAAATTTATGTCACAGATTTCAAGCGAACTTCTTAAAAAATTAAAAGAAGTTGAGAATAATTTAAAGTTAAAAATTACATCAGGTGATGTAGTTTTAAAGACTCTAACCTTAAAGCAACAAAAAGATTTACTTAGTACAGCTGTAACAGGTATTAAGGGAGCTATTGAATTTAAGAAAATTTTAAATAATATTATTTTAGAAAATGCTGATACAGCTGAAATTTTTACTTTGGATAGATCTAAAATAGTTTTAAATTTGAGAAGACAATCACTTGGAAGTGACGTTAGTATTGACGGCGATGTTTGTAGTATTGATAAGTATATCGATAAAATAGATAGTATTAAAAAGACATTTGATATGGAAGGCAATGCTAAAGAGGGTAAGGTAGAGCTTAAGTTTAAAATACCTACTTTAAAAGAAGAAAATAGTATTATTAGTAAGTGCTTAGCAGAGCTAAATAAAGGTAAAGCTGAGCCCGAGGCGGATAAAGCGTTTGGATTGATTTACATTTACGAGTTAATTAAGTATATAGAATCGGTAACCGTGGGTGAAGAAACTGCGTTATTTGACGATCTTAAAATAACAGAAAGGGTTGATATAATTGAAAATTTACCACTCACAGTATATAATCAACTAGCCACATTCTTTAAAGCCTTCACGGCATACGAAACTGAAATACTAACTTTCGACGAAAAAACTATAGCTATAGATCCTGCCTTTTTTGATACATCCAATTAAATATTGTAGATGGCAGAGATTGTAAGTAAGTTATTTAGCGATAATGACGAATCAGCATCTGCAAAAGTTGATAAAAATATAATTGAGTCTGATGCCACCACGTTTGGTAAGAGAAAAAGTAAAAAGGCTAACTTAACATCTACAGAGCGAAAGAAAACTAAAAGTATTGCTGAAATTATAGCTGATGTATTTTTTGAAAAGAAAGAATCAGAAAAAGATGATACCTCTCTCAAAACTAAAGTATCAGGAAATACACCAGCAGCAGAGGCTCGTAAACCTGTTAGTGAAAAAAAGGGCAAAATGCCCAAAAAAGGTGGAATTTTAGACAAATTAAAGGGGGTTGGTGGTGCTGTAGGAGGTATAATGGCTGCAGCAGGTGCATTGGCCCTACTCGTAGGTGTAGGTCCAATCCCTGGTGTGCTTCCTAACTTGGCTAATATAGACTGGGGTATGATAGGCAAAGCTTTTGTAATTCTAGGCGGGTTAGCAATAGTAGGCAAGCTAATGGGAGAAGGTGGTAAGGGTATGCTTTTTATGGCAGGAGCATTAGCTATACTTGCAGGTGTAGGTCCAATACCCGGAGTGCTTGAAAACATGGCTAATATAGATTGGAGTATGATAGCCAAAGGGTTTGTAATTTTAGCAGGTCTAGGGTTAGTAGGAAGGTTAATGAAAAAGGGCTCATACGGTATACTCATAGCTGCAGCAGCATTAGCTCTACTTGCAGGTATAGGCCCTATACCAGGAGTTCTTCAAAACATGGCTGAGATAGAGTGGGGAACTATAGGCAAGGCATTATTAATACTAGGCGGTATAGCACTCGCAGGTAAATTAATGCAAAAAGGAGCTGTTGGTTTGCTACTCGGTGCGCTAGCATTAACATTATTGGTTAGAGGTGCTCTAGTACCATTACAAGAAATAGAATGGAGTACAATAGGTAAAGCGCTAGTTGCCCTAGTAGGTTTTGGTATAATAGCTGCGATAATGGGTAGTTTTGCTCCTTTACTATTCTTGGGAGCTTTGGCTATAGCAGCGTTGGGACTTGCACTTATACCTTTTGCATACGCAATGGGACTTTTCAGTGAAGCTGTAGCAAAATTGTCCCCAGCCTTAGAAGCGGTTAGTAGCGTAATTGACTCATTTGGAGATGTATTTACAAAAGTATTTGATGGTATAGCTACTGTTATAAAATCTACAGTTGGCCCCATGAAGGAGTTTAATAACATTTTAAAAACATTAACCGGAATGGACGGAGGTAATCTGGTTGGCATTGGACTAGGACTCGGGGCGATTGGAGTTGGTATGGCTGGAATGTCCGCCGGTAATTTAGGTGCTAATATCGCGGACGGTATAGGTGGTTTATTTGGTGCCGATAGTCCTATTGAAAAATTAATAAAACTTGGCGCCGTTGCCGGTGATATTAATTTACTTGGTGAATCGTTTGATAGTGTAATCTCTGGGTTCAAAGAGTTTTTTAATTACTTAGATGATGTTGACGTTGAAGGTATAGCACTAATAGGAGGCGCCATTCAGAGTTTAGCTTATGGCTTTATGGCTTTAGCAGCTGGTAATTTAATGTCCAGCGTACTTGACGGTATTGGTAAATTATTTGGAGGTGATAGTCCAATTGAAAAATTACAAAAACTAGGCGCTGTCGCCGGTGACATAAACGAGCTTGGTGATTCAATTAATGATTTAAAAAACGTCGATCTCGATGAGATTAAAATTTCTGACGGAGTTTTTGACCGTATTCACAGTCTTACAGCTGCAGTCTATAAATTAATTGCGGCGCAAGCAGAATCGGTTAGACTATTTGGACAAATGAACAAAGGAAGTATGATTTCTAAATTATTTGGATTTTCACCTAAATCCAATAGACAGAACTTATCAAGATCTACCGCTATCAATGGTCCGACCTCTAGTAAAAAAGATCCACTTAAAAAATTAACACAAGTAGTAGAATCTTTACAGGTGGAGTTGCAAAATTTAGCTGCTTATAGTAGACTAACATCTGATAATACAGGTAAAACAGTCGAAGCTATAAAAAATATAAAACCTAATAGTACAGTAGTGGCGCCTGGTGGTAACGGAGCACAACAAACTAGTCCTACAACACCAGAAACTTTACTAAATTCGAGAGCAGATTATTCTGCATCACCTTATAGTCTAGGCGTACCAAGTGCGGTCTAAGCTATAAATATATGTATGAGAAATATTGTTAGGGACGGTGCATGGACTACCCTATCTACATCATCAAAATTAAGAGCAGAGGCTCCAAGAGTAATGGTAACTCCTTATAAATTATCATCAACTGCGATAAAGCAAGCAGTAAAAGGGTTTATTGCTGCGAATGCTGATAACACGGATCAGTTTTATAACGAATTATATACAATCGAAGGATCAAAAAAGGGGGCGCCCGTTTCAAATGGTGACCCATATTTTTTCCCTTACTTTAATGATGATTTTAGAAGTTTTACTTCTGAGTTTGCTGATACTTTATCTAACATTTCAGATAGGGGTACAGTATCAGTTGCTCAGATGTTACAAAATATAGGTGGAGAAGCAATAGGTGCAGCTGCGCAAGTTGTGGATTTTATGGAGAATGTAAAATCGGCTTTTAAAGGTGATGGTGGTCCTAGTACAGGTACATATATTGAAACGCCTAAATTTTATCAATTTGACAATACCGATACACCGCTTAGTGTAACCTTTCCACTTTTAAATACTGTAAATCCTGATGTCGATATAGCGCAAAATCAGGCTTTTATAAAAGAGTTTACTAAAATGAATAGACCAGAGAGACTTAGCGCTGCTAGAATGAACTTTCCTCATGTCTATTCAGTAAAAATACCGGGGCTAAGATTTATAAAATGGGCTTATTGTGATAATTTAAGTTTTAGTATGGTAGGTCAAAGGAGAGAAATAGGTGGAAAGATAGTACCGGAGGCATATCAATGTAGTATGTCCTTTAAATCTCTTACTGTTGAAGTTTCAAACTTCTTAGGCAAAGGATATCTAGAATAAAAAGTATGAAATCAATTACAGGAAAATTAGGTAAATATCAAGATGATGTTCCAGCTCTATCGGGTCTGGATATTATCGATTATGAAAGAATTTTTAAAGTTCATACTGCTAATAACGACGGTAAGCAATTCTATTTTTATAATATTTTAAATAAAGTAGAGTTCCCTGAAAATATAGATTCTAATATTTTAGGGTTATATACCGCTAAATCTAAAGAGCCTTTAACTACAACATCGTACACTCTGTATAACGATATAAGGAGTTGGTGGATAATTTATCTACTAAATAAGAGTGTACTTAAGACGCAGTTTTTTGTGAAAGGTGGGCAACAACTTAAGTATATATTACCTGAATTTAGAAGTTTTATTTATTCCCAAATTACTGCTACAACAGTATATGACAACCAACACTTTTAATGCCAAACGAATTTATAATAAATGGAGCTCCATATGAGTGTGAGTTTCAACTTAAAGATGATAAAGGTGAGGTAAAAGGAGACTTTACTAAATCATCTATCAAGCTATTAGATTTAAGTGAGAATTATTTGGAACCTTTTACTAATGGTACTATTGTTATCAACAACGCCTACGATACTATTGAAGATCTTATGCTAACTAGAGGTGATGGTAGGGATGTTTTTACGTTTTCTCTAAAGCCAGAAGAAGGTGAAACATTAGATTATGATTTTGTTTTAAATGAAGAAGAAAATAGTGTATCTAAAAAAGATAGAGCCGGTAACTATAAGATATTTTCATTGTTAGATGCAAACTTTTTTAAGCTTAACGAGAATATACCTTACGGTAAGAGATTTAGAGGAGCAACGGGTGATATTATAAAGGGTATTCTTAAAGATTTACTAGGTGAAGAGATAGTTGATGAGGAAAAATTTGAACCGGGTGATAATATAATAGATATATTTCCTGAGCATATAATACCACCAGACACTTTTAGATATTCTGATCTTATAAAGTATTTACTACGTATATCTTATAAAAAGGAAAAGGGATTAAATGTGAGAGCCTTTTTAACATTCGATAGAAGTGCAAAAAAATATAAGCTACAAACACTATCTAAACTCTTTGAGAAAAATAAAGATGAAGTATTAGAAGCTTTTGGTGCTAATGATTTAGTAGATAAAGTAGAATCGAACAAAAATAACCCCCCTCCAGATGCAGAGGTAAATATGTATGCAACAGCTTTACCGCAAGCAAACCTTACAACACCAATGTTAACATATAGTAATGAATTTTTCATGAACTATAAAGCGGTAGGGTATGACCCTATTTTAGGAGAGCATGCAATAATAGAAAAAAGAATTGAAGACATTAAAGAGTTGTGGAAGAAGAATTTTGTAGATGTATTTAAAAGTGAAGGTGGTAAACCTAAACCTTTTTTGCCTCTCAATAACCAAAAGAAAGAAAACTTGTTTAGATCTATAAGTACACCATTTAGTGTTAATAAGACTGCAAATATTGCAGAAGCGGAAATGTCAGCAAATTTGATTTTTTATAACTTATGTTTATCTATTGATGTGTTAGGGGATACAAAACGTGAAGCTGGTAAGTTTATAGATATATATAGAACTGCTAAACAGGCAGATTCAGATAAGAAATTATTAGGACGATGGTTAGTTACTAAATGTAGGCATAGATTCTACGGTGATACCTATAAGAACTATTTGCAGTGCGTTAAAACGTACGTCGGGCCGGATGTTAACCTAGATGATGATATTGACTAATGGATGCAGAAATTACAAAGAAGGTAGAATTACTTAGAGCTCTTTTAAGAACAAAAGATCAGTTCGATGAGTTAATTGATACTGGAGTAAATGAAGAGTTTACTGATAAAGATAAAGAATTCATGGAGGAATTCAAAAAGATTTATTATTCAGGACTAGAACAATTAGAGAAATTTATCAATAAGATAGATGAAGAGGGTACAGAGATTAGTATTGAGTCTATAGAATATTACAAGAGTATTCTTTTTAACGGACCTTTGGCAGGTAATACTTTACTGTTGGCAAAGCCACAAGGTGAAGAAATTAAGAATTTTTTTAAAGATACAACAGATGATTTAGGAACTAATGGAAACACAGCTGCAGATAATAATTCCATTCCTATATGGTCAACAGACGTTGTGGCATTTAATAATACTGTAGCTTCTAATAATAAGACGACTAAGTTCATCAACGACTTAATAGCAACAGCCACGAAGCAAACAGCTATGACTACAAGCATTGCTTCAGAGTATCTACATAATACTGATAACACAAAACCGTTTATTGATAAAAGGCAGTCTGAAAGAGTAACTCTTGAAGGAGAGGATGGGTTTAATACAGAAGCTCATGGGTGTTATAGTGTAAAAGATGTAGAGTTTAGAAAAGTAGCTGAAGAAATATCAGAGGATATATTTGATAAAGTAGAAGAATATTTAGGGGAAAGTGACTTTGCAGTATTTACGTTTAAAAAGCTTTCTAGTTACTTCGGTGATGATAATAAAGCAAAATCTTTGAACGGAAAAATAAAAAGAAAGCTTCAATTTATGCAACGGTCTTATGATGAAAAGGGTGTTGAAGAAATAAAAATTAAGGATACAACTATAGAGACAGATTTAATAGGTAATCAATTTGATTCTCCTGATAGAAGAGGATTTACATTTAAAATTAAAGGTGATAAAGATAAAGTCTTTAACCCTAATACTATCGAAGGTCAGCTTGGAAGCGGTGACGAGGTAAAGGAAGACCCTATTAGCGACTAAATGTCGATCGTTTTATCGTCTACTTTATCAATTAAAGCATTCATAATATCCTCTCTCGACATTAGTACTTTTGTTTGATTATCCGTAATATTCATCCGCTCTTTCGCTTCTACATCCATCTTCTTTACTTCCTTCTGTGTTTCATTTCGCTCTTTAGCGGTATGAAGCTTATTAAGAGTTTCTATGGCAGAAGAAGATGCTTTAATTAACTCTGCCATGGCAGTTACATCTCTATTTTCTGGAGCAGAGCTAATGTAATCGTTTACATTGTCTACTATTGTGAGCGACTTATTAATAAGTTTACTACTCTTCTTTATTAAAAACTCTTCTAGTTTTTCAGGATCTAAAATCTCATCTTCAGTAGCAGGTGCAGCTGACTTATTACCCT